TCTTTCTTAAAGTTTGATGTTCGGATTCAGCTGCCGGAATGCACTCAGCACGCCATCAGCCTCTTCCGCTTCCGTGTCACGGGTAAATCCGTGAGCCTGTGATGCTTTTGATACCTGCGAGAACTTGGAGAGTTTCTCCGCGCTCTCGGTGATAGTGGCTTCATCCTCACCCTTCAGAAACTCAATAGCCTCATAGGGCAGCGACCTCTCGCGGGCGATCTTCGCCTTCAGTGCGTTCAGTTCGTAGCCGTGGATCTTCGCCTCCAGCTCCTTGAACTTGTCATCATAGCCTGCGTACTTCTCTAACTCTTTAGAGTGTGCCTCGTTCAGAGCATTGATCTGTGCCTGATGCTCCTCTGCGGCCTTCTGTGCGTCAGCAGGTGAGATCCAGTCCTTGTAACTGTCGCGGGTCTCCCGGATCTTCCGCTCCGCTCGCTCGACCCTGTCCTTGATGATTGCATCGAGTTCTTCCTGTGTGTTGATTACTTTGAAATCTGCCATTTTTCTCTCCTTCCCATTTTTGCCGTCTGGTAGACGTAAATGTATAAAAGCCGGCGAGATTACCGGCTTAATACCCGATTCTTTGTTTTCTCCGTTCACGAGAAACTGAACAAATCCATCGAGCCAATGCAACGCTCTCCGTGATCGTGACATCGACCTCCGGCTTCAACGACCGAAAACCGAATGCGCCATTCGTGCCGATCATGCGCTTTTCGCAGTTCGCAATGGACTGCGTTACGCTCGGCTGCCCCATGTGGCAGATGCTGAGATCGTCAATAGACTGCCGGAAACCGGAGCAGGCTGTGATGACCTGAGAGGTTTCCATCGCCACGTATTTGACGCGGACACCGTTCTGTTTCAGCGTCTCCTCAAGCAGTTCGGTCTTACCCTTGCCATCTACGGCTACAGCGCCGACCCGCACGCTCTGCAGGAACCGCACGATCCACCCGAAGCCGATTGTCTGACTTTCGCAGCCGATGGTTTCCAGGAAGATCCTGCCGTCCTTGGTGCGCACGGCGATCGACATCGAAGTGTTTTCGTTGTTCGATCCGAACCGGACCCCTACGTACAGCGGTCCGGTCAGCTCCGGAAGCGCCGGAACCTTCAGCGCCATCCAATCCGCTTCCGAGATCTCGCTCTTCAGCTCATAGGTGTGCCAATATCCAAGGCGCTGGATGAGGAAGTCAAGCGTATCGCCTACGAACTCCGCCCGGATCGTCCGTTCCTTCAGGATGGTACCAAGCGAGGGGTTGGTTGCGTACCATGAATCCGGATCCATGACGTCCTGAGGCTTTTCATACACCGACCATTCACACCATCCGCTATCCTCGCCTTTCCCTGCTAGCACATCACGCCGCAGCTTTGGAAAAACCTCGCCCTTTGAAACAAGGGTTGGTGGTGTACCGCAGAAGATCGTCTGCGGATTTTGCGATGCTGCTATGGTGTAAATCAGTGCTGTCTGCTGGCTTCCGGTATACTCCTGTGCCTCATCGATAACGAGCAGGTCGAAACCTTCACCGAGTCCGCCGGTCTCTGTCCGGGTTCGGAAGACGATCGAGCCGCCGCCGGTCATGAAGATCTGTTCAAGGCCGTACTGTTTCGTGCTCTTGAATGACTTCTCCGGTGCTTTCTCGCCCTTCTTCTTTCGCCCCAGCTCGACATAACCGGCATCGGTCAGGATCTTGACCAGCCGCATAAATGCGCTGTGTGACGTGCTCGTTTTGTGGGCTGTGTGCATGATGTTCTCGCCATTCTTCAGCCCCCAGAGCTCGCGCATCGTCAGCACTTCGCCCTTGCCGTTCTGTCTTGGCACTTCATAGCCGAATTTCGTGTGTGTCCATAAGCCACCATCATTCTGCCCCATGATGTTGGTTATAAGAAGCTTCTGCCAGTCCTGAGCGTGCCGTCCGCTCTCTTCGTAGAGTGCAACGGCTTCCTCGCCTTTGGACTGCTTGAACGGAATTAAAACAGCTTGGGAAGGAGTCTGGCTTCCTATTCGTTCCGCCATACTCCTCCTTATGCTTTATCTGTTGAGCGCTCGGCTGCGCTCCAAATTCTGCCGGGACATCTCTATGAGGTAGTCCCAGCCGGTATATTCTGCTCTGCCTTTGTTCTGTTCGTACCAGATCGAAGATCCTTTTGCGGACCAGCCAAGCTCACGCTGCAGCCGGTTCATGATCTCCATCTTCGTTTCGCGGTTCTGCTGGCGCCGTGCCTCTTCATGCTCCTTGCGGGTCAGGGTGTCATTTATGGCCGTGCGTCTGCCATCCACATCGTCCTCAGACCACGAGGAGCGAGTCAATACATCCTGCCGGATCTTGCCCTGCACGTATGTGATCTCGCACCTGCAGCGTTTATGGCGCCGGTATACTTCGCTGTATTTCGATCGGACATCCTCGTAATCGTAAGTGCCTTCGCGCTCCTGGCAAAAGGGACACGGTTCAAGATACATCGAGCCGTATTTGCTCCATGCGTATTCGTAAACCTTTCCCTTTTTGCTCCGGACGCGCTTCTTACCGGACGGATAGGAAGGCGCTTCTGCTTTCCGGATGATTTTGGCATCAAGGCCGAGCTTTGAATTCTGCTCGGCGTTCTTCTTCATTGCGCTGTCTACTTTCTGAAGCAGATGGTCCTTAATCGCATCCTTCAATGCATCTTCCGCCGCACTTTGCCCCGCTTCCGAGTAGTCTGTAAATCCGCTGAAGGACATGTCATCCGCATCCGGGAGCTGAACCCCAAGGCCCACGCCGCTGGAAGCGTTCAGAGCTTCCTGCACGTGAGTGGTGACGTCCGCAACCAGATCGTTGCTCAGCGACACCGCTTCCTGCATGGCTTCCTTAGGAATTTCGTCCGGGTAAAACCGTTTCAGTACATCTGAAACCACTTCACCGAGCCGGAGAGCGTATTCCTCAGCCGTGCCGTATGAGCCATTCTCAAGCCCCTCAGAAACGAGTTTGGCAAGCGTGGCATCTTTCCTCACAGCCTCAAGAATCGCCTCGCGTACGGTGTTTTCTGCGCTCATGCTGTCGCCTCAGGTGCCTCTTCCACGCTGATCGGCTCGGCATTGCTTTCGATGCCGGTCATCGCTTCCAGATTCTCCACGTTGAAGAACCCAGGAACCGCCTGGTTGATCTTTATCGCACCATCTCCGATCGAGGTAATCATTGCAGCATCCGGCTCGAAGATCGGCTCCCACAGGGGTTTCATACTCGCCACAAGCGTGCGCGGGTACGGGTTGTTATCTCGAACCGATGCAGCAATGTAGCCAACATTCGCAAAAGCGGACGCATAGGTTCGCTGTGCCCGTCTGGCTGTCTGCCTCAGATTTTCGTGTGCTGCCTTGATCGCTTCCGCGCTGGACGGGTTGTCCGTTACGAAGCCGAGATCATCAAGCGTCAGACCTGTCGCTCCGGAGAACAGGGACGCGAACATCCGCACCTGCTCGATATACGGAGCCATAGACTGCTGCGTGAACTGTCCGAGCTTCGGACTGTCGCCATTTTCATCCTTGTCGAACCTCAGGAAAGAGGATGCTGATGCCTTCCAGGAGTCCATCGGATCAGCATCAGGATCCAATCCTGTGACGTACTTCTGCGGAAACGAGTAGAACTCTGCGGATATATCAGCGCGTTCCAGCGCTCGCTGCGCCTCTTTTTGAAGATCCATGCAGTCCCTGGATATTCGGCTGTGTCCAAAGGGCCGCTTTGAACTTGGCTCGAACGGTACCGGAACCAGCAGAGGATACTGAGCTGGATTATCTTCCCGGATGACTTTGCCATCTTTGTAGTACTCCGTATACTCCTTCGTGAAATACGCTTCCGTGGTAGGCTGTCCGAACTCGTCACGGCTGAGGACCGCATAGCCTTCTTTCAGCAGACCGGTGAACTCATCAATGATTCCGGTCGCGTTGTCAGCGGTCAGCACGGACAGCTTCGGGATCTTCTCATCACCATCTCCGTGGGATATGTGTACGAAAGCACAGGACGCGATCAGCGACTCCCGGATGACGGAATCGAAGAAGATATCCGGGTTGTTCATCTCAAAGATGCTATTCGCCCCGTAAATGTCATCACCTTCCGCGAAACCCTTGAAGACCAGCCGGTCCGCGAGAGCGTTGACGGACTTCGTGCACCATCCAAGCGCAGACCTGTACAGGCCTTTCAGCCACTGCGGAGTGACTAAGCTCGGCGTGCTGTCGATTTCCTTCATGTCATAAACACGGTACCTTAGCAGCACACGCGAAGACTTTTTGGCCAACTTACCCCGCAGGTAGTCGACCCCTTTGTATCCATCCATGTATTCACCCCTTTCGGTTCTGCGAGATATTTTCCTAGACGGCGCCAGGTGGGAAGTAGGAGTCAAAGGAGGGAGGTATACCCCACTCTGGAGCTCTTCAGTACTTCGTCCAATCACATGAGAGAGGAAGAACCTGATTTCCTATCAGTTTCGCCTCTTTTTCTATGTTCTTGTTCTTTTCTATCGTTAAACGGGACCCCTTGACCTCGTTGCATATCAAATGCACCGCCTGGAGGTTATCTAAAGCCATCGGATCGCCGCCTTTGCTGATCGGAATGATGTGATCCGCAGTGACGGACATCGGGTTTGGAAACTTCAGTGTCTTATCCAGGGGGAGGCCACAGAGGGCACAAACTTCTGCGCTGGCCAAAAGGCGGGCACGGTTCTTCTGGTAGGTGGCTTTTGCGAATCCGTCCCGATCCGGCCGATATCTTTTCTTCTCCATAGTTTTAATTAAAGAAGCCCTGCCGATATAAACGCTGTGCCAGCGCGCCGGGCGGCAGGGTTTCCATCTGACTGACTGCTTAGGAGGTCCCGGCATCTGAG